CGACCACCGAGAGCGTGTCGGTGGCGGCGAAGGCATTGGCGGCGGAGACGGCGGAGCCGGCCACCACCTTGCCGAGGGTGTCGAGCCCGGCGCTCGTGAGGGCGACGGCGCCCCCGGTGAGCGGCGTCGCTCCGATCTCCAGGTGGAGGGTGGAGAGCTTGGAGCCGGTGCTGACCGCCACGCTGGCGACGGCGTTCACACTGACGATCTCGCCCACGAAATCGAGCGGGAGGTCGGTGACGACGTCGCCGTCGGTGATGGTGGCGAGCACGATGGGGATGCAGAACTGCCCGTAAGCGTAGCTCGCTCCGTCCGGCACGTTCTGGGCGAGCTTGAGCTGGACACGGACGAGGCTCGAGCTGACGATCTCGATGATCGTCCCCACAAACACCTTGTGGGAGCTCGACCCGGCGACGACGACGGTGCCGTCGTAGCCGGCATAGACGGGCAGGCCGAGATCGGTCTGCGCGGCGGTGGACTTGGTGAAGACGGCGTTGCCGGGCATCTGGACGCGGCAGCGCTTGCCGCCCTGGGCGTGGCCCGTGAGGGTGTTGTCGATCTCCTCGATGGCGACGCCGACGAAGACGGAGCCGGAGTCGTCGCCCATCGGGGTGAGGTAGCCGGAGGTGTTGACGCAGACGCCCACTCCCCGATAGATGTGGACGCTGTCCTCCACGAGGTAGGACTGTATCTCTCCCGCCTTGATCATCGGGTCGCGGTTTGCGGAGACGTCGGCCATTTCACATTTCCTTTCCCGCGCCAGGTGTCCGTTCGGAGGCCTGCGCGGCTGGTTGTCTCGGGGCCAGGCCCCGGGTGCGTCCGGTGCGACCGGTGCGTCCGGTGCGACCGGTGCGGCGAAGGCGAGGGGGGTCTCAGCCCCCCTCGCCGGTCAGCTCGCTTATGCCTTCTGGAGCTTGATGATGTAGCGCCAGTCGCCCGGGGCGACGGTGTAGTTGCCCTGGGTGGAGAACCAGGCGCGGCCGCTCTTCTTCGCGTGCTCCGAGTCCGGGCCGAGGCTCTTCAACGCGCTCGGCTCATTCTGGTACTGGGCGATGAACGGCTTGACGGGCCCTTCAGTGTAGGCCACATAGAAGTCACTGGCGACCGTCAGCTCCGGCAGCGCCATCGGGCGAATGCGCCCCTTCCAGCCGTTGCTGCTGCTGCTGATGACGTCGGCGGTGGCGATGGTGCGGAAGAGATGGAGCACGGCCGGCCGGACGAGCACATCGAAGACCGCATCGGGGCGGCTGCCGATGCGCAGATACTGGCCGCGATCATCCTTGAAGCCGTTGAAGGCGGCAACCGCCGCACCCAGCGAGAGGCTGATGTCGGCGAGGTCGTCGTCATCATATCCGGTCGTGAGGAAGTTGCTCTGCGTGCCGGAATTGCCCTCGGAATGGTCGGTGTCGCAGATGTTCTGGCCGTCATAGCAGAGCGTGCTCTCGGCGGCGGCCATCAGGGCGGCGAGCAGCTCGTCGGGGTGCTGCTTGGCGAGGGCGCCCATCTGCTGGATCCGCATGGCATACTGGCCGAGCTTGTCGGCCTGCAGCTCGCTCACCGGGATCTCGACGGTGGCCTCCCAGTCCCTCACGGTGACGGGGAATTCGGCGAGCGTGTTGAGTACCGCTCCCTGGATCTCGTCGAGCCATTCCCGCATGCGGGGAGGCCCGCCGAGCGCGCGGTAGTCAATGGTGCGCTGGTTCGAGACGACCCGGTTGGCGAAGTCGCTCGTGAGGGCCGGGGTGCTCTCGTACCCGGCGACGAAGAAGCCCTCGATGAGGACCATCGTCTCCTGGTAGGAGAGGCTGGGCATCTCGACGCTGGCGGCCAGCGGGGAGATGCGGCCGACACCGGCGCGGGCGCCTTCGATATCGAGAGCGCCTCCGGGGCCGCGGTTGGCGGCGGCGAAGACGAAGGCGGGGTCGAGCCCGAGTCGGCGGGCGGTGGCGACGAGGGCGGGGCTGATTCCGCCGCTGATGATGTGGGCCGGCGATGTGCCGCCCACCTCTCCCTGTGGAACCATGCCCTTCTCCATTGCTTCGATCTGAGCGGCGACGTGGGCCTCCCGTTTGTCTTCGGGGATGTCCATCGCGGCGTCGGCGAGGCGCTTGGCGTGGGCCTCGGAGAGCTGCGAGTCGCCCTGCTTCACGGCGGCGAAGAGGGCGGTGATGTCGGCGAGTGACTTCTCCCGCTTGGCGGTGGCCTGCTCGGCCTCGAGTCTCGCCTTGTCGGCGGCGAGGCGGTCGCGCTCCGCGCGGAGTGCGGTTAGCTCGTCTGCGCCCGCGGCGGGTAGGTCCTGCTGGCCGCCTGCGGGCGGCCGAGATCCGGCGTTCGTCGATGGCTCGGGCATTTCTGTAGCTCCTAACGCGTGGGTTGAGAGGCAAGCGGGGCCCAGGAAGGCCCCGACCTTTCCGCTGGTATCGGTTGCGACCGGGCCCATCTCGAAAAACGGGTCATTCGTGAGGGCGACGGAACGGATGACGTTCGGGATCTTCTTTCCGCTGGCGGCATCGAAATAGGGCCATTCGGCAGGGTGGAATTCGGCGCTCGTGTAGCGGTAGAGGCGCTGGTCGATGGCTTCGTTCCCCGGAGGAGTCCAGGTCACGTGCGCCCAGAGCCCATCGGCATCGACCCTCATCCCCTCAATCCAACCGAAGGCCTTGCCGCCCCGGTGATCCTCGTCGACGAAGACATCGCGCCCGATCACCCGGGAATTGAAGTGGGCGACACATTCCTGAAGATCGGCCTCGTCGAGCTTCAGATATTCGATGCCGAATGCATACCATTGCCGCGAGGTATCCCACTCCCCGGTCGGAAGCACCGGGATCCAGACTCCGCCACCTTCCTCTTCGGTGGCGGGCTTAGCCGCGGCGAGCAGAGAAACAAATCGGGGTGCTGTTGCTGTCAGTGGTGTCTTCGTTTCTGGCATCGTTGGCTCCTGAACGGCGGCGGTCCGGTTGGTCCGCCGCTCAGCTCCCGGCGGCGGTCCGGTTGGTCCGCCGCTCAAAATGCAAAAACCACCGCGCGCTCTTTCGAGCGTTCGCGGTGGCCTTTTCTGAGTATGCGTTCCCTGCCACGTCTGGTCGGCAGTAGGCGCCACTGAGTCTTCAGTTGAACGGCGGACCTACCGGACCGCCGTGCCGTCTCGATGCGTCAGTAGCTTATACCACGTCGGAGGCGGAGAGTCAAGCGGCTTAAAACTCATACGGCTCAATCCGCCAGTCTATCCGCACCCGGCGGTTTCCATCCTTGTCAACGTAGGGCCGGGCCACGAAGTCTCTTCCCTCGGGCTGGGCAATCACCTTCAGCGGCTTGTACTTATCAGGGAACCGCATGAAGTGGCCGTGCTCGTCGATGAGGTGCTGGCTGGGCCGCGAGTAATCCGGCTCGAGCGGATCGCCGTTGGGATCGACCTCCGCCTTCCCCACTCCCGCCAGGATGCGCCGGCAGTTGATGTGGGCGGGCTGGCATACGATGGGATAGTCGGGGTCGTCGCGGGAGATGATCATCCCGTCCATCATCGCGCAGAGGTCGCAGCTCGCCTCATCCAGCGCCTCGATGACCTCCATGTATGGGTACTCATCCGCCGGGATCGCCTCATCCCGGCCGATGTTCTCTAACTGCATGACGACGATGTTGGCCGTCATGCGGAGCAGGTTGTTGATGATGTCGGGGGCTTTGCTCATCCCGCTGCCTCCATAAGCACCGGCTGCTCCATCCAGTGCGCCAACCTCGCCTCAGCTATGCGAACGTACTCCTCGTCCTTCTCGCATCCCAGGTATCGGAACCCCTCCTGCCCCGCGGCTATCAGCGTGCTCCCCGAGCCAGCGAAGGGGTCCAGGACGGTCCCGCCGGGTGGGGTCACCAGGCGGCAGAGCCAGCGCATGAGGGCGAGAGGCTTTACGGTGGGATGGTGGTTGCCATGCCGTGTGTCCTGCCGAGTGTTGCTTATCCCCCTGCCTAGCCCGTCACCAACTGCGGCCCCAAACGCAGGAGAGCGCGCTTCCAACCCCTCGCACCCCGCCTCCCTCTCCCGCCTGCTCGCCTTGGCGCAGTAGAAGAATCGGGAGGGGCCGCCGGTGTCGCCGCCATAATTGCAGGGCTCCCAATCCTTTGTCCCATGCCATCCTACTGCTTGCCGCTTTCTCGTTAGGTGGCCCGTCTTCCGCTCCCCTACAACCTCGTCAAGCGCCCGCGCCGCCTCCTCGTCCAGCACCAAATTCGCAGGCCAGCGGCCGGAGGGGTTGCCAGGGATGTTCGGTCCCGGTTCGTAATTGCCATCGCCTCCATAGAGCGTCACCGCGTGTGCCCCACCAGCGTGTGGTTGTCCTGGTATCCGACACCCATCCACGTTGATCGCACCCGTCCCCCACCTCAGCACGTTCGCCGCGACGGTCTTCTCCGAGAGGGGCTTCCTGACGAGAATCCAGTTCTCTACGGCCGGCTTCAACGCCGTACCCCAGCCGTCCCACTGCGCGGCCTCGGCGGTCGCGGGAGCGGTGATTAGTCCACTACCCTCTGATCGAAGGCCCAGCGCCGCGACTTGCCCCTCCTTGTGGGCAGATACGGCATTAGGACGATAAGCCGATGGATCACGCCCCACCACCTCCCTTGTCGCCCCCGCCGCCTTGTCTATCGTCTTGCCCACGTCCAGCGACTTCGGGAATCCCGTGCCGAAGATATGGTGCACGACATCGCGCACTTCCCAGCCAGCATCCTCCAGCGCCCAGGCTGTCCAGTGCGAAGTCCGCGGCAGCGCCCATACCAACCCGTGCGCCCCCGGCTTGCAGACCCGTAGACACTCGCTGAAGACCTCAGTCGCCCACGCCACCCATGCCCGCCGTCCGCCCCTGTCTGAATCCCACTCACGCCCCATGAACGAGATTCCGGCTGGCGGGTCAGTCACGCAGGAATCGGCAGACCCCGCCTCCAACGTCGGCAGCCAGTCGAGGCAATCGCCCTGGTGGATACTCTCAGGCATCCGGCAGCGGCCTCCGGAGTTTGATGGGCCGCGGCTGCCGCCCCCTCAGAAACGGCACCGCCTGGTCGATGACGTGGCGAAGCAGGCCGGGGTCGGAACTCCGCCGGATCCGCGCCTCGTCGGTCAGCACCCGCCGGATCCGGCGGGCGTCTCCGTTGTTGGCGCGGGAGGGGTCGGTGATGGCGCGATGGGCGCGGCGCACATTCATGCCCGTCATGCCGCCGACCCGGCGGAACGTCAAGCCCAGATCCCGCCTCCGACCATCCAGCGACAAGCCCTTGTGCATCTCTGTACATCCTTTCTGTGGGGCGCTGCGCCCCATCCGCTATCATCCCCCGCCCGAAATCGTCCTGGGCGATCCTGGGGCGTTTTTTCTAAGCGGCAGAGCCGGATCTGCCGCCCCTCCTAAGCCGCCGGCTCGGGCTCGGGAAGCATCTCGGAGAGCATGTCTTCCAGAGTCGCGACGAGCTGCCGGCCGGCCTCTCGCAGACCCTCGGCCAGCACGAAGCTCGACTTGTCCCGCGCTGCCTGCTCCGCGCTTCGGATGATCCGGGCGACGGGGAGGTCCATCCTTGCCTGCTCCAGCACCTCATAGAGCACGGCGGACCGGAGCTGCCCGGCGTGGTCGTCGGCCATGACGTCCGATTTCGTGGTGATCCAGCTCCGCATCGCATTGGAAACCGTCTCCGGGACATCGAGCCCGAGATCTTTGGCCGCCTTCTCCCTGGCGGTGGTGAAGAGCCGCAGCATCCAATCCCGCAGCAGGCTCCCGTACTCGCCGACGTTGGGGACGGAGACCTGGCGCATCTTCAGGACATACTTGCCTTTCTCGATCTCGGGCGCTTTCCGGAAGGACTCGATGAGCGGCTCCAGCTTCTTCATCAGGGCCGCGTGCTGCTTGTCGACGACTTTCTTCATATCCTTCTGGAAGGTGTCCTGCGCGGCGGTGAGGCGAGCCCGATCTTTGGCGAGCCGCTTGGTGTCGCGGGGCCGGCGGACCTTGGCGGCGCGCAGGGATCGATAGCGCCGGCTCGCCCCGAGGTCCTCCTGGGGGATGGTCTCCTCGGTGTCGGACTCGTCGCCATCGTCCTGCTCGGACTTCTCGGGGAGCCCCAGCATGTCCCGAATGAGATTCTCGACATCGTCCCCCTTCGTGATGAGATCGCCGTTGCCGAGCTGTGTAAGCACGTTGAGGATGGCCGCGCGCTGCATGATGTGAGCGATGGGGCTCCACTTCAGAGAGGGGAAGCGGTCCACGCCGGGATAGTTGTAGCCGACCCACTCGGGGATGAGGTAGCGATCGAAGACGGCGGCGATCCTCACCGCGATCTGTTCGAGCGCCATGAGGAAAAGCGTGACGTGGGAATCGCTCAGCGCCCAGGAGCCCGTCTCCCCGGAGCCGAGCTGAAGGAACTGCGCCAGCGCGCTCCGGGCGATCATGGTGTCGTGATATTGCATATACTCCACGATGCTCGGGAGCCGCTGATTCCCGGCGGGGAAGCTGGGGTCGTCATAGCCAGGCGGAAGAACCACCCCGCGGCCGAAGTGCCGCAGCACGGCGAGGTACTGGTCCTTATCGTTGGCGGTGTAGTTCGTCGGGAGATGGCCGAAGGCCGCCGGGTTGTAGAGCCCCTCGAAGCCGACATTGGCGATGTTGTAGAGCGCCTGGATGATATACCAGTGGGTGCGCATCGGGCGCATGAGGCCGCGCCCTTCGGGATTGCCGCCATGCCCCCGGTAGGTGAACCGGAGCAGCTTCTCGATGGGGATCGTCACGTCCCGGGTCATGCTGGTCGTGGGGTCGGTGACGCGCTGCTTGATCCCCTGGACTCCGCCCTCGGCGTCGAAGATATACTCGACGATGGTGCGAGGAGGGCGGGGGGCGAGCTTGCGCAGCCAGGCCATGCCGCCTCGCGGCTCCCACACCTTCTCCAGGAAGTTGACTCCAATGAGGGGGGACATCATCGGCTCGGCGATCGTGTCCTCCCAAGTGCACGTCATTCCGTCGAAGAGGTTGGTCTGGACGGCATCGGCGATCTCGAGATCGATGGGATCTCCGCGGGGGTTCGGATCGATGCGCCACTTGACGCTCTCCACGGGGAGCGTGACGACGAGCTCGACAGCCTGGACCTGCCCGTGGCTGCGGACCATCCGATCGTATTCATCGTAGAGCTTCGGCCCGCGCAGGTCGGGGTTGTATTCCTCCAGGATCTTCCCATAGGAGGAGCGCAAGCCGGTGCCGCCGATCTCCCCGGGGGAGGGACGGCGCGGCATCGCGGCGGCCTGCGGGGGTGTCTGCTGATCTCGCGCCTTCCGGCGCCGTCGTCTGCTCATGCTACCATCTCCTCGGGGCGAAAGTCTGCCCAACGATGTGCTCGCTCTGCTCTCCTCGCATCGGAGACTTGAAGTGCCCCGCGGGGGCGAGGCCCAGGGCTTCCTGTGCGCTGACGCCCGCCAACATGTGGGCCAGGGCGAAAGCGAAGTGGTTTTCAACGGCCTTGCGATACTCGAAGCTGCCATCCGACTTCCGGTCCTTCACCACCCGGCCGAGGTGTTCTCTGGTCCGCTGCGTCTCGGGCAGCCCCGGCTTCGGGAGGTACAGCTCGCCGGAGAGGAATGCCGCGACGAGCTCGTCGAGCAGGTCGGTCCGGTTCATGGAGATCTTCCGGACGGGGTTCGTGTCGGCATCCTCTTCGCCCACGGTCCGCTGCTGCGCCGCGGTGTAGATGATGGCGCCGTTGCCCAGCGCCCGGCACAGCTCCTTCGCCTTCGTCTTCTCCGGCATGGCGTCGATGATGAAGGCGTTGACGTTATGATCCCGGAGCCGCTTCTGGACGAGACCCCAGTCCGGCGTCTCCTCGAGCCACACCACGCGGCCCACGCCGCCCGCATAGCGGGCGATGGCGAGGTGGATGACATCTCCCACGTCGATTCCGGCGAACGGGATCCCCAGCGGGAGATCCGCCCCCTTGCCCACGGGGCTGATGCCCCAGGGGCCGCAGCGCTCGTTGAGCACGACATCGGTGAGGGGTTTGCGATCGCCGGCGAAGGGGAGCCCGAGAATCGAGATATGGAAGCGCTCCATGCGGTTCGGGCGGGTCTGGGCATGGGCCCACTGCTCGGCGACGAGATCGGCGTCGACGTGGGGACCGTAGAGCTGGGAGATGTGGTAGCCGGAGACCTCGCGGTCCGGGTGCATGGCCACCCATTCGCCATCGGCCCTGTGCAGCTTCGCGTGGCAGCTCGGGCAGGCGATCCGCCATTTCCCCCGGACCTGGACGAGGACGTCGGGGAAGCTCAGCTCGAGCGCCGTCCAGGTGCGGCAGCGCCGGCAGCGGATCTTCCAGAACTTCATATCGGAATGGACGAAGCGCTCGTCGATGTCCATCTCGGGGACGCCGGGCTGCGAATACCACCACTCCCGCTTGTAGCTCGAATGCAGCAGGCGGTCCTGGGCGAACTCGACGATGTCCGGGTCGAGCTCCGCCACCTCATCCATCATCAGCATGTCGAGCGGCGTGCTCTTCACCTCGCCCATGACCTGGGCCGAGAGGAAGTATCCCTTGCCGGCGCCGATCCTCTTCAGGCGGACGTTATCCGCACTGCCACCGCCGCGGCGCTTCGGGCGGTTGGGCGAGCGCCACTCCTCTTCGGCGACGAGGCGCGTGATCTCGTCGGAGTTGTTGATGATGGGATCGACGATGCCCTGGACGAAGCTCCGCATGCGGTGCTGGGTGTCGAGGAAGTAGCCGACGTGGAGGCCGGCCATCGCGGTATGTATCAGCGTGCCGACCGCCAAGGTCGAGGCTCCTACTTGGGCCGCCTTCTCGATGACGATCACGCGGCTTTCGTCGCGGGCGATGGCCTCGAGGTACTCATGCCCCTCGAGCGTCCAGGGCTGCTTCGGACGCGGGCGGACGTGGCGCTGGAGGAAGGTGAGGCGATCCTCGATGTCAGCGCTGCGGCCGGCGGCTTCTGCTACTGCTTTTCTGAGCTCTGCTGCTTTGCTTGCTGCCATTGGGCTTCGATGCCTTCTTCGGCTGCTGCTTCTTCGGTGGCTGTGTGCCGCCGGCCGGGAGCGCCTTCATCGGCTTCGGCTGGGGTTCGAGGTCGAGCTCGGCGAGGATCTTGTTCGCCTTGTCCGGCTGATCCCGGAGCTGGGAGATGATCCAATGGCGGGCGATGACGTCGGCGCGGCCCTGCTTCAGGGCGAGCTCGACGGCCCGCAATTCGAGCAGCTTCTGTTTCAGCTTGCGATCGGCGCCGAGGGCGTCGATCTTCGCGATTGTCTCCGCCGCCCGGCTGATGGCGTCGATGAGCTTGGCATCGGCCTTCCCCGCTAGCTGCTCGGGGTTGAGCTTGCCGACGACTTCGAGGAGCTGCATGGCGGCGCTCCGGGCGAGGGCAGAGGCGATCGTGGCGGGGGTGTCCGGATCCATC